AACCCCAAATCGATCCGCACGAGGGAGGGTCGGACATAACATAAGCAGGGCAAAACCAGTGGCACATAACATAAGCTGCCTGTCGTCCTGCTTTTGGCAGGTCGGTGAGCCCCCAAACGGCGCAAAGGCATGATCGACAGACCAGGAAAGGAGGTGATTGCAGAAAACGCAACGAGGATCGGTGCGGTTGGTGGTGTTGCAAGGCGTTCGAGGCGCGCGTGCACACAGCCGGACGTAAAAAGAAACAAGCGTTCGGATCGAAACAGATCAGATCAAGCCGGTTAGCGCTCCCCAGCCAGAGCCTGGTCGTGTCGCGTGCGCCCGCTACCGCCACAGCCGCTCAACGCGACGACACGGTTCGCAGCACCCTGGCCAGGGCCGCTCATCTGCCAGTCACGCCAGCCTCCTGGCGGGCCAACTCAGCCTTATGCGCCCGCACGCGATGCAGAGCCCGCAAGTTGATCAGCACGTAGATCAGCGTGTTCTGGTTAGTGATCGCCGCACCGTTGCGCAGTTTGGGCCGCTCGATGCCCAAGGCCAACGCCTGGCTGTTGATCCGCTCGTCCGCCGTGCGCTGCTTGTAGATGAGCTTGTACTCCTCGCTCTGGCGATCTAGCCGATAGCGCACGCGGGCGCCCTGGCAGGTCGGCATCGTCACCAGGCAGCCGCCCTTGGCCCAGTGCGGATCGGCGATCGGACAGGCTGGCGGCAGCTGCGGGACGGTCGCGGGTTGACCCGCCGCGCCAGGGTCGGCGTTTTCGTCGGCGGAACGGGCTTTAGCCCTTTGCCGCAAGGCGAGCAACGCACAGCCATAGCGCCCACGCTCGTGCTGGACCGCAGTCGAATTGCAGACAAACTTGTTCTTGAGCGGCATCGAAAGACCCGCCTTGCAGATCGGCAAGCCTTGCTCATCGAACTGGCGGCTGGTGTCGCCTCGCTCGGCCAGCGGCACGGCGGCAAACCCGCCCGCCTCACGGAAGTATTCGTAGACGTAGTGGGCGTCATAGGCCGCATCCAGTGCGCCATAGTGCGGACGTTGGCCCAGCCGCTCCTCGACTTGCTTCATTAAGGGAAGAAAGTAGGTGGCGTCGCCCTTGTCGAAGGGCTGCGTCAGCTCGGCCAGGACGAACTCGCCCCAGTCTGCGACTTTGGTCGTCACCACGCCGGAGGCGTAGCCCCAGTAGTACTCGCCCACCTCGATCGTCTTGGCCGGCACGGGATCGCTGGCCGGCGTCGGCGGTGCGCCTTCATTCACCGCACCGTTGCCCTCGGCGACCGCCCGATTGTGCTTGCGTTTGCAGCCCAGCCGGCAGTCCGGATCGCCTTTCGGCGGCTTCGTCTTGTCGTAACGGTCGTGGATGAACTCCTTCGGGTTGTTTTCGCGCACCCAAGCGATGATATGCTTGGTGTCGAGCGCAATCGCATCGCCGAAGGCTGCGTCTAGCGGCAACTCCGCCTTCAAGACGCTGACGATCCCGCCCAGCAGAAACTGCAAGGCGGCGTTGTCCAGCTTACGCAGCACCCGTCCCAACTGCTTGCGGCTCGGCACGCTGGCGTGTACGTCGAAGCCCCACGGCTGGACCGCCGAGGCCACCAGCGGAAAGCCCAGCACCCACACCAACGCCGGGTGATCCACCAGGTAGCGCCGCAGATCCGACATGTAGCGCTTGTCCTCGTCCAGCTTGACCAGGTACGCCGCCACGTACGGCGCACGCGGCGCCGGCGTTGACCCGGGCCAGGGTCGATGCCGATCGCGTTCCGGAAAGTGCTCCCAATCGAGCGCTCCCAGCAGGTCCAGATACTTACGCGCCACCGGACAAGCGGCCACGCAGACCGGCAACTCGGCGTCCGCACGGGCCAGTTGCGCCAGGTTTGGTCGCTCCAACGGCACGGGTGGAGGTGGCGTCGCCAACCGCTCTACCATCCACTGCCGCATCTCTGCTACAACCTCGCCCAGCCGGTTGCGTCTTTGCTCTGTTTCGGCTATCATGGAGGTGTCTCCTTCCTACTTGTGTTGCAACAAAGGTCGGCTGTGTGCGAAAACTACTGGGCGGTAGCGGGCGCACAGCTCGAGCATAGCAGATATGACGGAAGGAGACAACCACGAAAAAGCCGGCAGCGGAACCCATTCTATGGTAAGTTCCGCTGCCGGCGTGACACGATCAGCGGTCAGCCCAGCTCAGCCGCCAATTGGCCCCCATCTTATGTTCCGCGCCAATGCTTGCTGGCCACCCCCCGCCCTCCCCGACGATCGGCGCCGTAAAATGGCACCCGTTTTATGTTATGTCCGACCCTCGCACGAGGATACTGAAACAAAATTGACCCGACTCTCCGACTCTCCGACTCTTAAGGAGTGACCTATGGACTACGATTCAGCAACCGCTCACCAGGTAGCCGACAGGCTTGTCGGCCGGCTGGAACGGTCGTGTGAGAAGATCCAGATCGCCGGCAGCCTGCGGCGCCGGCGCCCGGTGGTGCATGACATTGAGATCGTGGCGCAGCCGCTGCTGTACGAGATCCCGAATCTGTTAGGCCAAGGCTATGCCTTGCGATCGAAGCTAAATGATGCGCTCGACGAGCTGATCGAAGAACGGGTTCTGCGCTTTTTCCCTGGCGCCAAGAACGGGGAGCGCATGAAGCAGTTTCTCGTCGAGCCATCGGGCATCAAGGTCGATTTGTTCATTGTGTTGCCGCCGGCCCAGTGGGGCGCCATCCTGGCAATCCGGACCGGCCCCAGTCACTACAGCCACTGGCTGGTGACGCCCAGGATCAAAGGAGGTGGTTTGCCGAGCTACTACCGGATGGAGCACGGGGCTCTGTGGCAGGGCAACCGACTGATCGAGACGCCCACCGAGGAGTCGTTCTTTGCGGCGATGGAGATTGACCCAATGCCGGCGCCGGAGTCGCGCGAGCCGGCTTGGAGACGGAGGTAACGATGAAGCAGCGAATGCGGCAAGTTGGTATTATCATTCTGGCGCTGTTGCTGGCTATGCTGTTTGGCATGCTGGTGACGCGCGCCTCGGCGGACGGTCCGGTGATCTGGAAGCAGTTCTGCCCGATGCACTATGAGGTTCGCCAGGTCAAGGACGGCACGGGCGTGACGGTGCTGTGCGTACGCATGGCGGAGGTCGACGATGCTGGTGCCGATTGAGCTTGTAGCGTTCTGTGGCGGTGTGGTATTTGGCGTGGTGGCGCTGGTCGGCCTGGTCTGGCTGGCGGCCACCTATCAACGGAGGCCGAAGCGATGAACGAGCGCGACGATTTTCGGGAGTTCATGCTGGTTTTTCGGCGCGCGCTGATGATGATCGTCACGTGGATCGAACAACGTTATGGGCTGAAGCAGAACGACGATGCCCTCCTGTCTCAGGTTGAAGTGCTACGCGAGGCATGCGTGATAGCTCGCAAATGGATATTGCACAACGACGACATGGAAGGCGAGGGACCGATGTACGAACTGCGCTTGATCGAGAATGCACTAGAATTCAGCGAGAGCGCCACGCGCTAAGAAAGGGTTATCACACGTAGAGGAGGTGATACGACCAGCGATTGCCGGTGACAATTGAAAACGCTCCACAGCATCAGAAACGAACGCAAACACCCCCGGCGGGCCGGTCCCCCGCCGGGCTGTTTTCCCTCTTGCATGAACGCTTTCAGTATGATATACTGAAACCGTAAGCAGCCGCATCCCTGGTGGATCCCGCCGCACGAGACTCTTAGTCCGTGCGGCTTTTTTGTACGGAGGCCTTTATGTCGGCGAGTGAGTTCGTTGCGGAAAACTTGGGGCTGATCTTGGGCGTGTTGGCCTTTGCCGTCTTCGTCGTCGGGCTGATGCTGGCGCTGCGCACGGAGGGCGGACGTAACACGCTGGCTGGGGGCGCGGTGCGCGTGGCCCTGGCCGCGCTGGCGCTCGCCGAACGGTGGCTCTCCGGCCAGATGCAGGTCGAAACACAAACGGCCCTGGAAACGGGCGACACAGCGCAAGAGCACGAAATCGAAGCGGCGCGTCGGTGGCTGAAAGGCTGGCAGGCGCGCCGCTAACTATTCGTATAGCAACCGCCTTCCGCCGTCCAGCCCGGACAAGCCCAGACAAGTTAAGCTAAAGGTGAGTACAAAGTGAGTTCCATTTTGCCCGATGACGCCATTTTGCTGGCCAGGGATGACCAAGGTCAAGCGTATCAGTTCGGCGATCAGCTCGTGATCGAGCGGCGATTTGGCGGCAAGCGCATCGAGGCGCGCCTACCGGGTGCTGACCTCGACTGGCTGTGGAACTGGAACGAGCTGATGCGTGATGCGTGCCAGATGCTAGCTCATCGGCAGCTTACGTAGGCTAAGCGATTGTTAGCGCGTGGATATGAACGATGATCGAGCCGCCTGAGAGCTGGCAATGGATGACACCGGAGATCCGTGAGCTGTTGGCCCGGATCCCCGCGCCGCACGAAGCCAAGCGGCGCCGCACGGTCATCCTCCTGGCTTTCGCACATGCGACGCAGACGCCGGTCAAAGCCGTCTTCGATCGTGAAGACACCTGCGCTGAGCAGATCTGGTGGACGAAGTGGCAGCACGTGCCGGAGATCTCCGCCGCCCTTGAGGCCTGCCGGGCCCGGGCGCTCGACTGGGTGGACGCCGAGACGGTGGCCACCGAGGAGCACTACCGGAGACAACGGCGCCGGGCAATCGCTCAGCACGCGGCTGCTGCGCCGGATGCGCTCAAGACCGTGATGACTGACTCCGAACAGAAGGGCGCCGATCGGATCGCCGCCGCGGAGACGCTTATGCGCTGGGCCGAGCCTGAGACCGGGTCGAAGCTGGGCCGGCCGGTTGGAGCGACGAGTATCGAGCAGCGAGTGGATTTAGTGTATGACCTTGGCCAGCTCTCGGATGACGAGCTCATTGCGCTGGCTCGGCTCGCCGAGAGGCCGGCAGGCGCTGCACACGGAACTGTTACGCCGGCGCCTGATTGAGTTCACGCTCTACACTGCTCCGTGGTACCAGCCGGGCAACGTGCACCGCTTTTTGGCTGAGCAGCTCGAAGCGGTTGAACGGGGCGACATTCGGCGGCTGATGGTGTTCATGCCGCCTCGCACTGGAAAGACTGAACTGTTGGTGCGCTGGCTGGCCTGGTGCCTGGGCCGACATCCTGACTGGCCGATGCTGTACACCTCCTATGCTGCAGACCTGGCATGGGAAAAAAGCGGCGACTGCCGCGGTGTGGTGGCCAGCGAGGAGTATGGCGAGATCTTTGGCGCCAGGCGACTCGTCGAGGTGCGGACCTCGCCGGACGTGGCCTTGGCCAAGGATAGCCGGGCCGTGCAGCGCTGGCGCATCGCCGGGCAGCGCGGCGGGCTGCAGGCCCAGGGTGTCGGCGGGCCGATCACCGGTAAGGGCGGCATGATGATCGTGGTCGACGACCCGGTCAAGAACCGCCAGGAGGCCGATAGCGCAGCCCATCGCCAGAGCACGTGGAACTGGTACACGTCGACGCTCCGCACCAGGTTGGAGCCAGGCGGCCGGATCGTGGTGGTGATGACCCGATGGCACGAGGATGACCTTGCCGGCAGGCTGCTTCAGCGGGCGGCCGATGATCCGGAGGCGGACCAGTGGCACGTGGTCAAGCTGGCCGGCCTGGCCAAGGGAGACGACCCGCTTGGCCGGGCGCCAGGCGAGGCGCTGGATCCGCAGCGCTACGACCGGCCGGCACTCTTGCAAACAAAAGCCTCGATCGGCGAGCGCGATTGGGCTTCACTGTATGACCAAGAGCCACGCCAGAAAGAGGGCAACGTCTTCAAGCAGGCCTGGTTCCGCTATGTGGACACGCTGCCCAAGCTCCAGCGAGCCGCGGTGGTCTGGGATACGGCCTTCGAAAGCAAGGAGACCAGCGACTTCTCAGCCTGCGGGCTGGTCGGCCAAGGCGAAGATGGAGCGTTCTACGTGCAGCCGCTGGTGCGTGAGCGCCTGGAGTTTCCTGAGCTGGTCGCATCGGCGCAAGCGCAGGTGACGCGGTGGCCCAATGCCGATCACTGCGTTGAGGCCCGGGCCAGTGGCAAGAGTCTACGGCAGCAGATGCGGCTGCATGGGCTGCCCCTCGTCGAGATCGAGCCGGCCGGCGACAAGGTCGCCCGGGCGAATAGTGTGACGAAGTATTTCGAGGCCGGGCTGGTCTCCTTGGTCAACGGTCCGCTCGTTGATGGCCTGGTGCACGAGCTGCTGACCTTTCCCAGCGGCTCGCACGACGACCAGGTCGATTGGCTGGTCTATGGACTGCTCAGGCTCACCCAGGGTGGTCCGGTCCAGCAGAGCGAGAATCCGTTTTACGGGTGATAAGTTCCGGTTAGCGCGTGGAGATGATCGATGCCAGGACTCGCAGAATATCCCCTCAATGACCCTGACCAGCTGACCAAGCTGGCATCGGATGAACTCGCAACGCGGCGCAAGGCCATCGATTCGGCTTGGTCCTACTACGAGGGCAACCATCACAAGCCGCTCAAGGTCAAGGCCGGCCAGCCTGACGACAATGTGATTCTGAACGTGTCGCGCAAGGCGATTGCTCAGGCAATCTCCTTGTTATTTGGTGAGCTGCCCACGTTTGAGATCCAGGACGATGGTCAGGGCGAACAACAGCAGCGGCTCGACGACCTGTGGACGGCGAACGATGCGCAGATCCTGCTCCACAACATGGCGCTGCAGGGGGGGCTCGGTGGGCACGTCTTCCTCAAACTGGTGCCATCCGAAACCATCGGCGTGCGCCTGCTGTTGCTGAACCCCCGGCAGGTGTCCGTCTTCTGGCAACCTGATGACATGCAGGTCGTGACGGCGTACGTGATCGGCTATCAACTGAGCGACACCGAGTTCCGGCAAGACATCGTGCGGATGGATCAGGCCTGGCTGGTGCGGGATCTCGTGCGCGAGCGGGGCCGCGCCTGGCAGATCAAGCAGGAACTCACGTGGGGTTTCCCTTGGGCGCCTGTCATCGATTGGCAGAATTTGCCAGACCCGGAGGAGTATTATGGCGACCCGGACCTGGTGCGACCTGAACTGAACGATGCGCTGAATTTCGTTGCATCGAACACCATGCGGATTATCAAGTATCACGCCCATCCAAAGACCATCGGTACGGGCATGAAGTCGACGGACGTGCAACCCACGGCCGTCGACGGGTTTTGGAGCGTGCCCAACCCGGACGCCAAGATCGCCAATCTGGAGATGCAAAGCGACCTTACCAGTTCGATGGCCTTCCTCCAGCTCCTCCAGCAATGGTTCTTCTCTGAACACCGGGCGGTGGATATGGCCAGCTTTGCAGCAGACCTCGGCAACCTGACAAACTTCGGCCTGCGTACGGTGTACAAGGACGCGCTGGACAAGCTGGCGACCAAGCGGGCGCTGTATGGCAAAGCCCTGGCGGACATCAGCGAACGATCGCTGATGCTCATGGGCATTGGGGCACGGCCCACGATCACGTGGCCGGATCCGCTGCCCTTCAACGATCAGGAGGAGATCGCCGGCATCCAGACCGAGATCGGGCTGGGCATCCTGTCGAAGGAGACGGCCGCTAGCCTGCGTGGTCGTGATTGGGAGCTTGAACAGGAGCGCATCGCCGAAGAGACGGCGGCCGCGGACAACATCGGCAGCCGCTTGCTTGCCGCGTTCGAGAGGGGGCAATGAACAACGTCTTCGACAAGCCGCGCATCGTGACCGAGGCGGACCTGGTGGCTACCCTGATGCCCTACATGATGGGCTATCCATGGGCATTGGACACCATTGGCGATCTGTGGCGCATGGGCGCGCCGGACATGCGCCCGCGGCTGCCGGGCCAACCTGAGAAGCGCATCCTGAACCCGGGCCAGTTCGCCAAATGGTGGGGCGACGTGGCGCAGCGTGCCGGCGCCGATCTGACCGCCAATCAGGTGACTCGCCGTGCCTAACCATCCGGTGATCGACGCGGCCGATCAATTCCGCGATCTCCTGCTCCGCATGGAGCGTGCGCAGGCGATGCGCTTTGTCAACGCGTATGGGCAGATCTACACGGACCTCCAGGGCATGATCGAAGCGTTGACAGTGGAGTTGGCTGGCATGGATGAACCTAAAGCCTGGCAGGTGGCACGCCTAGCCAGGTGGAAGGAGTTGCGGCAGCAGATTGTGGAACAGATCGACCGCTACGGCGCCTTCGTCGATACAGAACTGCGTACGGCGATAGAGCGGCAGATCGCCCTGGGTCTGCAACATGCCGAACAGCTGACGCTGGCCGGCATCCCCCAGCCGATGGGCGCGGCGATCTCCTCCGTGTGGAACCGGCTGCCGGCTGAAGCGGTGTTGCGCATGATCGGTTTTTTGGCGCCAGCCTCGCCATTGCACCAGGCCCTGGTCGAGCAGCTCGGCGAAGCGGTGGCCGCCGGCGTGGAGAAGGCGCTGCTGCAAGGCATTGCGCTCGGATACAACCCGCGCAAGGTGGCATCGATGATCAGCCGGGAGCTCGGGCAGGGCTTGACCTGGGCGCTACGCACGGCACGCACGGCGCAACTGTGGGCCTACCGGGAGGCAACCCGCGCCGCCTACGTCGCCAACTCGGACATCGTAGAGGGCTGGATATGGCACGCCAAGCTAGGCGACGGCCGCACGTGCATCTCGTGCATCGTCCAGCACGGCACGCTGCACCCGATCACGGAAACGCTGAACGATCATCACAACGGCCGTTGTGCGATGGTGCCTCAAACTGTTTCCTGGGAAACACTGGGCTTTGAGGGTTTGCCCGATACGCGCGTAACGGTGCCACCCGGTCGGGACTGGTTTGAAACCCTGTCAGACGGCGAGCAGCGGCGCATCATGGGCAAGGCAAAGTGGGACGCATGGAAGGCCGGCCAGATAGCTTGGGACGACCTGAGTGCAGAACACGAGGATGAGGTCTATGGAACCATGCGAGTTGAGGCCAGCTTGCGCACCCTCCTCGGCGACGATGCCGACAAATTCTACCGGGAGGCCCGTCGTCGACGATGAGGTATTCCATCAGCCGCCCTTGCCCCCTGGCCAGACGTGCGAAGTCTGCGCTAGGGCGCTCAGCTACTCGATTGCGGTGATCCATCGGCGAGGCCGGTGGTATTGCCTGCCATGTTTCGTCAGATAACTGGTTGTTAGCGCGTGGTCTCATGCGCCCCTATTGACATCACGTTTTCAGTGCGGTATACTGAAGACGTGCAGATCCAGGAGATTTTGCACAGTGGAACCCCAACAGGACCAGGTGTCCCAACCCCAAGAAGATGGCCAGGAGCCGGGGCAGGTAGAGCAGACGACGCTTGATGCGGAAGCGCTGCTGAGAGAAGTGAAGGCCCTTCGCAGAGAAGCGGCGAATTGGCGTACCAAGTTGCGCCACGCCGAAGAAGCGGAGGCAGAGCGCCAGCGGTCCGAGATGACCGAGCTAGACCGCATCAAGGCCGATCTGGAGGCAGAGCGCCAGGCACGGGCGCAAGCCGAACAGCGGCAACGGGATCAGCTTATTCGCACGCAGGTCATTGCGGCAGCCGCGAAAGCTGGCTTCAACGATCCTGAAGATGCTTTCAGGATGCTGGACGTGTCCGCCCTCGAGGCGGATGAATCCGGCAAAGTCGACGGCCTGGACAGCGCGTTGCAGGCGCTCGCCAAGTCCAAGCCCTACCTGGTCAAATCAAGCGGCACGATCTCGCCGACCAATCCGAGCGGCGGTCCGCAAAAGGCCAGTGACGAACAACTGCGCAAAGAGTTGTTCGGCACTCGCCGGACACCACTCTTTGACGGCGGGGGCGTGTTCCAAGAGAAATAGGAGGCCACATGGCCATCACCAAGTATTCGGACATCTCCAGCTTCATCGCCGCGATCTATGAACGATCGGTGTTCGTAGCGCGCGAGATGAACCTGATGTCAAATCTGGTGAGCAACTACAGTGCGCAAGGCTGGATGACCCGGACCTTCAGCACCCGGCCGGAGATCACCGCCGAGTCGGTGGCGGATGGAGTCGACTACTCCAATCCCACAACCTTCGGTAAGAGCTCGGTCGGGACTCTGACGCCGGCTGAAGCGATTGCGCAAGTGATTCTCACCGATCAGGATATCGAGACCGATCCGGACGGGGCGATGAACGATGCGTCTTACGAACTGGGGGCGGCCATCGCCGCCAAGATCGACACCGATCTTACGGCGATTTTCTCCAGCTTTTCCACCGACAAAGGGCCAGGCGCAGGCTCGACCAACACCATCGCCGATCTGGCGTCGGGTGTGGCCGTGGTGCGCAACCGAATGAAGCGCGCCGGGCCTGTGAACGCCGTTCTTCATCCCTATCAGTGGCATGACATCTGGGCGGCTCTGGGGCAGCCGGCCGGCACGTATCCCGCGATCCAAGATGTTGCCAACCAGGCAATGCGCGACTACTACGTGTCGAGCCTGCTCACTCTCTCGATCTACACGTCGTCCAACGTGCCGATCAGTGGCACCGACGCCACGGGCGGCGTGTTCAATCAGGATGCCATCGCGCTGGACACGCGCCGGCCTTACCGGTTGGAGCCCGAGCGGGATGCCTCGCTCCGCGGCACCGAGCTGAACGCCACAGCCGGCTACGCGGTCGGTCTGGGCAAGCGGCCCACCTTTGGCGTCAAGTTCATCGGTGATATCACCGAGCCGACCTAGGAGGCGACACATGTTTCAATCTCAGGTGCAGTTTCCAGTCACGGCTCTGCTCACAGGTGACATCGCCGATGAAACCTATCAGATCTGGGTCGCTCCTGCGGCCTGCGAGGTCATCGGCTTGTATGCCGCGGTCGGCGCGACCCTCACGGCCGGCGCGGGCACGGGCCTGTCCATCGTGCTGCAAAACGGCGGTACAAGTGGGACGGCTACTACGGCGCTGGGCACGATCGGCAGCGGCACGGCTGATACCGGCTGGGTCGTCGACACGGTCAAAGCCGGATCGGTCGTCGCCGGCGCTGCTCTTGCTGCGGGTGAGGCGCTCACAATCAAGTATGACGAGACTGGGACGTACAACCCGGTCTGGCTCAACGTGGTCGCCAACATTCGCTACGGCACGAGCTAAGCAGTTTGGCCTGGCCGGGCAAGTCATGCCGGCCAGGCCAAACCATGCGCTAACAAGTGTTATCGCGTGCTTGGACTATGCGGCATGACGACCAGGTCCGGCAGGAACTCGACGCACAGTACCAGGCCATCACCAGGCATATTCAGGCGGTCGATACGGACCTGGGCCGCGCGCTGGATGCCGAAGAGCGGCTGGTACTGCAAGAGCGACGCGCGGACCTGACCGCCGAGCGGAACCGCATCGCCGCAGAACAAGCAAGGATCGAAACCGCAGCAGTCCAATCGGCAGCGGGCGGGACCGGAAAGCGCAGCATTGTGGACGACAATGATCTCTGGCGGACGATTGGCGAGATGCGCGGCGATATGAAAGCACTCGAACGGCGGATCGAAGAGATCTGCCGGCAACAGGAACGCGAGGTCGTGTCAGGATTGCCAACTTCCGTTTTGTACATGATCCTGGTGATAGGCGTCATGTTGATCGTCCTGATGGGCTTCATTTCTCTCAGAATAGGACTGGTTGGATGGATCAGTTTCTGGCCGATCTGGCTACTGTCGGGTTAAGGATGCGGTTCATGGTGGCGTATCCGGCACTCGTTGGGTTCGGGTTCATCCTGGGGCTGTTGGCCCTGGGCCGGCTGCGCACCATGACGAACGGACGGCGAGCCTTGTACCAGGCGCTGGCCAGCGCAGCGTTCGCGCTGGCGTGGGCTGGCGTGTGGGGCGTGCTGGGTGTGTGGCAGTATGGCCTGGTGACAGACGAGGCATTACATGTGAGTCGGAGTGTGGTATCGCTGGGCTTCACGTCGGCAGTGCTGTGGATTGCCGTGAGCCTGGGCGCGATCACATTGTGTGTGCTGCGTGAGGAGTTCCACTTCTCACGCGCTAAGAAGACCTTATCAGCTGGCAACCCGTCTCCCGTCCCATAAAGACGCAATAAGGAAAAGAAACATGGAAATCTCGTTTGCAGTCCCAGCCCCTGTGTATGACGACGCCGAACTGACCCTTGCCGGGTCGGTCGATGAGTTCGGCAATCTGCCTTTCGTCGTCACGCTCAAGCGCGGCGACGAGCCAATCGTGACGATGGCGCATACGGTGGTGTTTGCGCTGCGCGGCGAAAGGCCGTTTATCGGCGGCGCGGAGGGCATCCAGACGACCGGCGTGGACGACCTCGGCATGACGATCGCCAACGCGTTTGGCAACCCGTCTGGGCTGATGCAGTGCCTGTATCGAGGCACTCCCGTGGCAGGCCAGATCAACCACGTTGCCAGCGGCACGTGGCAAATCGGGTGCTTCCTGCCAGACGGCGGCGTGGCGCTGTCGAACATCGTCTACCTAGCTCCACCGCCACCACCCGCATGAGGTGAACGATGGCTGGCAAACTCTACGTGGATGAGATCAGGGACGTGGCGACGACTGGCGCGCCATCGTTCCCGAACGGGCTGGATGTGACGAATCTGATCGACCCCGTTGGCGCGGAGGGGGACGTGCTCACCGTCCAGGCGGACGGCACGATCCTTGCGGCCGCGGCCAGCGGCGGTAGCGGTATTCCGATCACCGTCAGCGGCATCACCGACCTGAGCGATGCGGCTGAGATTGCGCTAGCGATCATGTCTGCTATGCCGCCGTTGGCGTATACGGGACAGGTGCAGATCCAGATATTCATCTCTGACACGACGTGCACCGAGCAAATCGGCATCAGTATTTATGACGATGGCGGGGTGGCATACGCGTTCGATGATGGTACCTGGACTGCATCGGGTGCGGGGAGCGTGCTGGTTTGGGGGATCAGGTGGGCAGGACTGTAAATGGACGCCATCCGCCGCACTTCCCCCGCATACGAGCAAGCGATGTGGCACGACACGCTACCGGCCAGTATCGTCGTGCCGGCCCATTTCACCTGGCATGTACCCGGCGACCTGGACCTGGGCGGCACCGATCTGACTGTCAACGGCACGGTTGAGCTGCCGCCTGTCCCGTCCCCGGTGGTTGCTGCCAGCGAGACGGCGGCTGGCGTCGTGGAGCTGGCAACGCA